TGCTGATCCAGATGTTACTACTGTTTTAGCTACAGTTGAAGGTGAAGATGCACCATTTAATCCATCAATGATTAGTTGGTCCATTCTTCTACCGATTGCTTTAGATACTACTTGAACAAGCTCTTGTCTTTCATCAAAGTTTACTTTTGCTTGATGGAAGATGTCTGAGTATTCAGCAGCATTGTAGTCTGACATAGTTGCCGTTACCTGGCTGTATGTTACATTTAACGGAGTAACATCAGTCTGTGGTATTCTAGCAGTAGCAGACCCCTTACCAAGTTTTGGAAACTTGTAAGTGTTGCCTTGTACACCTTGTCTTAGCCTTACACATCCTAAAAGTGAGCTTTCACCTTGATATGATTGTTTTACCTCGGCATCGAACAAAGTTACAAAAGCATTGGTTATTGATTGTGCCATACTTTTTCTCCTTTGTTAACACAGTTTTACTTAACTTGCAGTTGTCGGGTAAAGCCCGGCTGACAAAAAATGGTGTAGTTGCCCACCAGCCAGAAGGCCAAAAATAATTCGGTTATCTTCAGTTATAGAAATATGATAATTTAAAAATTAAATCAAGTCTAATTTTTAATATTCATTATTAACTGTACCTGGAAATGCTTTAGCAAATGACTGTTCTACTTTTCTACGGAATGTTGGATCTGTTTTATATTTAGGATCTGACACCATTTCGTACAGTTCTTGTTTACTTATAGCACCATCTACATCTACTGGAGCAGTAGGAATAGTCTGTTCACCATAGTATTTTCTGATTTTATTTAATGCATTGATGCCGTTAGCTGTAGCAGCAAATACTTTAAATTCGTCAAAATCTTGATCTGACCAAACACCTTTGCTTACTAATCCTTTACCCCAATCAGTAATACCTTTAATAATTTGATCTGCATTAGGACCTAACTGTTGAGTTTCAGCCTCAATATCAATACTATCTTCTTGCTCTTGAGCTACAGATAATTCTTTAAATTTATTTACAAGATCATTGAATGCACCTTGTGTTGGTTTATTTTCTTGAGCCCACTCCATAAAGAATTTTGCTAATTCATCACTCTCTACATCTACATCCTCTAACACATTTAAGTCATATTCTTTAGGTGCTTTGTGTTTACCCATAGAAAATTGTTTTTGTAATTCTTTGTAAGAATGATTTAGTTCTTCAGTCTTAACTCCTTTTTCTGGATCCCAAAATTTATCTTCTAAGTATTCTGGTTTTTCTAAAGTAACTTTTTCTTCTTCTGCTTTTGCTTGTTCAACAGTTTTATTTTCCTCTTCGATGTGAGGTACTACTGTCTCTTCTGGATTTGGTGATTGCTCTTCCTCTTGTGGAGATACATTTGCAATCAAACCTTCATTTTCTGCGTTCATTGTTTTGCCCTCTCTATTCTAGTTTGGATTTCTCTGATGATACTATTTTGCCCTTCTCTAGCAAATCCTAAACTCGTATCACCACCAGGAACCCAAGTTGGTTGTTTGAGTGTTTTATTTATTAGAAACTCTAAAACTTTCTTACCCTCTTCGGTTTCAAAAGTTCTAGCAAAAGATTTATTAGTTTCAAGTTCTGTATCTTTTGTTTCACTTTTAGACTTTACATCTAAAAATTCTATACCATCCCATCCTTGTTTCATGATGTTAATTGTTCTTCTACTGCCTCTACTGGTTCAGTTGTTTGTGCTGGAGGTTCTGCTGGAGCTCCTCCTTGATCTGCCATAATTTGCATTGATTGTGCTTTTAACATTTCCATAGTTTGTTTTTGTATTTGTTGTTTCTCTTCTGGTGAAGTTCTAAGTTCAGAAGGTACTCCAAGTTTATCTCCCACATAAGCTGCAATAGCATCTGGTTTAACTTCTGCAACACCACCTGGACCAAGAGCATTAGCAAGTTGAAAGAATTGCATAACCTCATTTATTTCATCTAGGTTTTGTGCTTTTGCTAATGGGCTAACCGGAGTAACTTTAACCTCTAGCCCATTAACCTTCAAAGGGAGCTGGATCATTCCTTTTTGATCCATAATGAAGAGTGTTCTACGAATGATTGGAACCATCGTCTCAGTTATAAGTCTACCAAATGCAGCACCCATATTCTGAGCAAGTTCTTTCATTCTTTCTACAATCTCTGTTGCAGATCTAGCTGACATATTATCTGGTGGTAAAGTATCATCTAGTAAAGTCTTTTTAATATTCATTCTTAAATCATTAATAACAATTTGAGATACATTGAAATCTCCAGATCTAGGCAATGGAGCTAATGATGCACCTTGTGGTCCACCATTTCTTGCAACTGGAATAATAGATCCAGGTTGAATACGAATATTAGAAGGATTAATAACACCATCGTCTGCTGCTGTATAAACACCAGCACAAGCTATTGATGCATTCTTTAAAAGTAATTCTAAAGTTTTATTTAAAGTTTTAATATCTGGTAATGCCGTAACTAGGGGTCCTCTTCCAAATACCTCACCTGGGATCTTCATGTATCTTGCAACAATCCATGGAGTTTGATCCATTCTTCTAAATACTAATTCCTCTTTAGATTTTTCGTGTAATATATGGTAACAAAAGTCTCCACGATCTACATCTACAATAACAGCCTCAATAAGTTCTATTTGCTCTTGTGGTTTATCATCTATTTGTCTTTGTAAAGTTTCTGAAATTTTTGCATCTGGAAACTGTCTTGTAATAGCCTCTGCTCTAACTTTGTATTTACGATAAACATTATCTACAGTTCCGTTTGGTCCTTCCTCTAATGCAACAAGGTATTGTGGTACTGGTGTAAATTTAATTGGATTAACATCATCGCCTGGTTGGATTAACATAGTAGCAGTACCAACACAGAGATCGAGTAGAAATTCACCTATAGCTAAATCAAAGTTTGATTGACGGAGGATAGTAAACATTTTATCTAAATATAGGTCGAGAGCTGATTGAACCTCTGCTCTTCTCTCTGTTGGTATTTCATTCCCAGGTTCTAATCTGCACCATTTTTTATATGGAGGAAATAGGCCAGACTGTATTCTGTTAGCAAACCTTTGTACGGAATGAATTGCTGTACTGTCGAAGATCATGTTCATTTTGTTTTGGCCAGGAACATTTCCTTCGTAGTAACCTTCGTATAAATTTCTTTGTGGTAAAGCATATCTGTAACAATCTTCGTAGATAGTTCTCCATAACTCTTTACGAGTAAATGCTTTGTTTGATCTTTCTAATACTTGTTGTGGTTTTAAATGCATTATGCTCTAGCCTTATTGTTTGCAGCAAACTTAGCTGCTGCCTCTTTAGATCCAAAACCCCATTTCTTTAATGCAAGTTTTAATCTTGTTGGTTTACCATCTTTCATCAATGGTCCTTTAACTTTAGAGAACCTTGCTGCGAAGGATACCCTTCTCGGATTAGTTCCCTTAGATACTGGTGCTTTTAAATTACTACCTTCAGTTCTTTTAAAAAAAGCTCTGCCTCTAGCATTAAGACCACCACTAGGATTTTTATGTTCCTTAGAAAATCCCATTAAAATATTACAGCTCCTAGAACAAAAGAGATAAATATACTAGCAATGAACCATTTATGTTCTTTAGCTCTTCTCTTCCACTCTCTAGGAGTATGACCAAATACAATCATGTTATGCCTTCTTTTTATTTTCTTTAGCTGCCGTTATAATGTCGCCTCTAGTAATTTTTTTCTTATCACCATACTTTGCTGCAAGATTTTTTTTAGCAGTAGATTTTTTTTTCATTTTCATTTTATACATTATACTAACCCTTCCCTTCTTTTTTTCTTCTTAGGAAAACCAGCTTTCATATTTGCATAGCTTTCATCAGAAATAGTTGATTTAGATTTTGGATTTGACTTCCCAGCTTTTTTTTTTCGATTTATATAATAATACAAACCCTTCTTAGCTTTCTTTCCGTCTTTAGTTGTATGATAATCACTAGCCATTGTTTTCCTCTTGTTGAGGTCTGTACTTTGGATTTCTAATATATTCTTGTTCGTGATGATCCATTATGCACTCCCTAACTTAGATCCCGTATCTCTAGGATTTCTTATTGGTGAATATGAAGTTGATCCAACAGTAGAACCTCCAGCTAGTTCACCTCCAACTAATGATCCACCAACTCTTCTTTTTCTAGAAGTTCTAGTAGATCTCTTCATAGATCTTATAACTTTCTTTGCTGCTGGTTCTGTCTCTTTAGCAACTTCAGCTCTTCTATCTTCTACTGGTGATGTTGCTGGTGGTTTACTTCCACCTCCAGAAATAATTTTAACTGGAGCCTCTATAACTTTCTTAATTATTTTTGCTGGTGATCCTCCCATTATGTCATCCTTTCATCTTCGTATGGGTTTCTTACCATACTATCTGCTGTTAATGTAGTTCCAACTCCCAACTGAGGAACAGCCCTATCTTGAGAGTATAACAATCTGCCACCAGTTCTCGATGCTCTCTTACGAGCAGCAAGTTTTCTAATCTCTTTTTTTTCTTTAGCATCTGCCCTTTGTTCCCTCTCATCAAGCAGTTTATTTGTTTCTGCCATTTGAGGTGGTGGAGTATACTTTGGTGGTTTAAATAAACTTCCCATTTTACCTCTCAAATATTCTACTATACATTATCATATCGTTTTTATTAAAGGAATATTTTTTTAATACCCCTTCCCTAGAGAAATATATTTTTTCTATCCATTTGATAGCCCGAACATTTCGAGCACTTACTGTTACATGAAGTCTATGCAAGTTTAACTCTTCAGCACAAAGCTCCATAAACTTTTTAGCTCCTTTATGAAATTTTAACTTATGTTTAAATATTAGTTTCATATCTGGTATTAACCATAGCTCTGCAACTCCAGGCCATTGTGGGACCAAACCAAAACAAACTATAGGCTTACCTTGATCTAATACTGTATAAC